TCACATTCAAGATGATGATTGTACTCAAGTGATTGGAGCTGATTATGAATTTGTTGAGTATGATAAAAAGAATCCAAGATGTGAGATATTTATAGAGGAATTGATTTGACAACGTGTAAAGGCTCATTATAATAAGCAAAAACAAAACAATAAGTTAGCAATGATCATTATTGTATTGATGATCATTAGTAATTTATAATTGGCAAAAACAAAGGATTTCTTGATGTATGATTACATTATTACTGACGGCATCACGACCGTTAAGACCAACGCAACTTCTATTAAAGAAGCCGTTGAAGTTAAGAATAAACTAGAATCGCACTATAATTGGTGCATTAAGATAACAAAAAGGAAAGAAGAAAATGAGTAAGATTGGCGTAAGTTTAAATATTGATGTGACTAAGATTGATAAAGCACACATCTACGAAGGTAAGAAAGGTAAGTATCTCACATTGACAGCTTTTATTGATGTTGATAATCAAGATGAATATGGCAATAATGGGATGATAACTCAGAAGCTTAGTAAAGAGGCTCAAGATGCAGGGCAGAAAGGAGCTATATTAGGCAATTCAAAAGTCTTTTGGTCTGAAACACCACAACCAGTTGCACCATCTGCGCCTAATTTTGATGAAGGTGTACCCGAAAGTGACAATCCTTTTTAATATAACATAACCAATAGGGGGATTCTTCGGAGTCCCCATTTTTTTAACAAAGGAGATTAAAATGAAAACATTACTAATTTTATACGCAGTGTACTTTTTTGCTTGCTACTTTTTAGAAACGAAACCAACAGCCGAGGGAATCTTTTTACCTATAATCCTCGTTTGTGTTCTTGGTAATTACTCAGCAATCCGAGAAGATAAAGAAGTGAATATTTACTTGACGAAAGAGCAGGTAGAGAGATTAAGTGAAGCAGTAGAGGAGATGGAAGATGACAGAGATTAAACCACTTAAACTATGCAGAATTTGCAAGGAATCTAAAGAGGCTAATGAGTTTTATACTGGCAGAACTGAGTGCGCCAAATGTAAGTCTGCTTACCAACTAAATAGGTATTACGACCTCAAAGACGGCAAACGTGATAAGATATCTTGGTATGAAGCTGATAAAGCATTGGACAACGCAACGATGATTAAGGAGCTTGAACAGAAGTTAGATAGAAAAACAGCAGTGTTACAGATCCCCGAAAGAGAACTAAGATGCTCAGAGGACTTCAACCACAACTGGTTTTGCTTCCGTTGGTTTATGTACACAGTAATTATCATCTTTGGTGTATTGAACGCTAATTGGGGATGGGTATGATTGGTTGTAGTAGATGCGGTCATGTGTGGGATTCATGCGAGTGTCCCGACTTGGAAGAAGTAGGTGAGAACAGGGATATGTTTGAAAAGGAAGTTGATACCCGAACTATGTTTCAATTCCTAGATGAGCCAGTTGAGGATTGTGGAGAATCAAACCCACATTATAAACAGGGTAACATCCAACCTATTGATTTAATTAAAGATATGGGTGATTTAAAGCCGTTCTGTCTTGGTAACGCAATTAAGTATATTGTTAGGTCTAGGCATAAAGGTAGTGAGAAAAGGGATATTGAGAAAGCTATTGATTATCTAAAAATGGTATTAGAGGAACTTTAGTTGCACCAGTCTCATCAATACTCTCCCGATCCAATGCTAACCTGCTACGAGTCGGGGCATTACTTCAAGAAGCTTTACAAGTTCAGAAGCATTACGAACTTCGTGTGTGTTAAATGCGAGATGAGAACAAGCTTTTCAGAGAACTGCTTTGAAGATATTGATTGGGGGTTGGAAGAATTAGGTATTAATTTGTATGAATAGTAATTGAATGTAGGTGAAATCAATAGTAAGGTAACTATGAAATAAGATTGCTCCTTTGTGTGTTTTCACTTTTCATTTCCTTTGTTGGCTCTCAGTCTTAATTGACTGGGAGTTTTTTTTTGTCTTTAATTGACAGGATGATACTTTGATGCTATTTATAATCTACTACATTTAGATTAAGTTTGATGCAAAGAGAGTTAGTAAACAGCTTGCTGGCAGAGTTACCGCTTTCTTTTTTGTCTTTTTATGAATCTGACACAACCATCTACATTTACTTATCTTAGTTCATCAGTGTTCGCACTCGTTGAGCAACCTTTAAAAACTCCCGATCTTAATTGACTGGGAGTTTTTTTATGTTTTTTAGTGATTTCAGCTTTGCGTTTGGCTAGATGGCGTTATAATCCCTTAGCCACAAGGCACAACAAACAAAAGGAAATAAAGATGAACGAGAATATGAAACTATGGGAAGCAGTTTGTCAGACTGATCCCGAACACACAAAGAAAGCTAATGTAAAAGGCAATAACCTCACATCAATCAAACCTCAGTATCAAATCATGATGGCAACAGAACAATTCGGTGCTTATGGTTCTACTTGGGGATTCAAGAACATTGAGATTACTTATGACCTACTTGAAAAGGGTCTTGTAGTATTCCAAGCAGACTTCTTTTATCCAACTGGTACTTTCCCTGCGATTAACACTATCTCAATTTATCGTGATAATGCTCAGACTAAGTTAGATGATGAGTTTGCTAAGAAGGTAGAAACTGATTCACTTACTAAATGTTTATCGAAGCTCGGTTTTAATGCTGACATCTTCTTAGGTCAATTTGATGACATGAGGTATGTGGAGACTAGAACCAAGCAGGAAGCTGTTAAGAAAGCTAAGACGCAACAGCAACTATCAGAAGAAGCTAAACCGCTTGTGGATAAATGTAAGACAGTTCAAGAGTTAAATATGCTTTGGGGTACACTTGCATTTAATGTTCAGAGCTTGTTGAAACCCGACTTCGGTAAGAAGAAAGAAGAACTTGAGCCTAAGACTATGAAGGAGAGTAAATAATGGGTAATACATTACAACAAAATGAAGAGTGGTTTCAAGCTCGCAGAGGTAAGTTCACAGGTTCTAACTTTAAATACCTAGTCAATAAGGGTCGGGGTAAAGACTTCACTGAACAGGGTTTTGCCTACATCCGCAAAGTAGTTGCTGAACGTATGGGGTCTTATGACTTCCCTTCTCGTTCTAAAGCTTGTGATTGGGGCAATGAGCATGAAGCAGAAGCTATTGAGGTTTATGAAGAGAATACAGGATACGTAACCGATGAAACTGGTTTTGTACTCCATGCAGAACATGACTTTGCAGGTTGCTCAGTTGATGGTACGATTGTTGACGAGAGTGGAATTATCGAGGTTAAGAATCCTTATAATCCTGCTAACTACATCAGATACGCAACTGATGAGGCTTATATCCTTAAAGAGCATGGAAGCCAAATCTACGGCAACATGTGGGTAATGGATGCTCAGTTCTGTGACTTCATTGCTTATGATAGACGTAATGAAAGAAAGCCTATTTTCATTCAGCGTTTTCATCGTGATGAAGAAAAGATTGCCAAGATTCAAGAACGTGTGTTGTTAGCTGAACAGGTAGCACAGGCAATGTACAATGAAATCCTTAATCCTAATGTGGAGTTTTAAGATGAAAGTAAAAAGAAACAAGATACAAAAAGTTGATTTAGCAGATATTAAATGTGGTGATCTGTTTGAGTTTGATAGCTACATATACATGAAGACATTAATATATAATGGAGATCAAGTTGATTGCGTTGATATACAAGATGGTTCTATAGTGCAATTATATGAACACGATGGACCTGTTACTCCTATCAATGGAGAATTTGTATGCAACCAGTAGAATACCAAGACGGATGGATTAAGGCTACTCCAAGACAAGTGGAATTGCAAAAGCCTGTCGTTAAAGCCTTTTTAGGTAGGCAGTATAATAATTGCGTCAATAGAGCACAAGTTATAACAGGCGCAGAAAAAAAGACACAGAGGATGAGATGAGCTTTAAAACAAGTTGCGGAACGTGTGGTGAAGTGATAATGTTATTAAAAGACTCCACAGAAGGACAAAAGGTTTTTCATGGTGGTGAATGTTATCGCAAATTCCAAGAAGAGAAAGATATGAAGTATACCGAGATAGACTCAAGAGAGATTGAAAAACTAACCAAACTAACTGCACCCGACGAGATGAATTGCGAGAAATGCGATTATAAAATCCAACGAGGCGGAACTGTTTGGCGTTTCGTTGACAAGAACGTAAAGCCGTTTGATATCTCTTTTGTATGCTGTAACTGCTCTAAATTAACCTAAGGAAATGGAATGAATAAAAAACAATTAATCAGACATGAGTTCGAGATACTTAAGCAAGGTGGTTGCTCTAAACAGGGAGCAATCGAGATTCTTGCAGAACGTCATAATGTTGGGTATGATACTTGTTCAAGGTATTTGAGAAAGGATAACAGGAAGGAGAATAGAATGAAAAAGAAGAATATGAAAATAGGTAAGAGACTTCTGTATATTCCCGATACTCAAATAAAAGTAGATGGTACAACTGAACACATCAAAGCAGTTGCTAGATACGCAGTTGAGAAACAACCCGATTACATTGTCCTTGCAGGTGATTGGCATGATATGCCTAGTTTATCTGTATTTAACACTAAGAGAGGCTCAGAAGGTCTTAGAGTGTATGATGACATCAGAGCAGGTAACGATGCTTTAGATGAGTTCATGGACATCATAAATCAAATCCCTAAACGCTCTCGTCCCGAAATACATATCTCGCTCGGAAACCACAGTTGCAAGGTTCGTATTGAACGATATTTAAATAGTCACCCCGAATTAGAGGGTATGCTTGAAGATATTGGAACTGCTCATTTTCATAAACATGGAATTGTTGTTCACGACTTCTTAGAGATCGCTAAGATTGAAGGTATTGCTTTTTCTCATTACTTCGCTAATCCTCATTCATTAAAGGGTGCGCCAGTTGGAGGCACTATTGACAATATGTTAAAGAATGTTGGTATGAGTTTTGTGATGGGTCATCAGCAAACATACAAGTCGGCTAAACATTACTTAGGTGATGGTACTTGTCGTATTGGTATTGTAGCAGGTGCTTTTTACCCTCATGATGAAGATTACATGAGTATTCAATCTAATCGACATTGGCGAGGTTGTGTGATGCTCAATGAACTTGATGGTGAAGGTGGAGCAGATATTTGTGAAGTTAGCTTACAATACTTGATGAATAATTATATTGATTGAAGTATCATGATTACGTAGTACATTTAGTATAGATAGGTTATGCAGACCGAAAAGGAGAATACTCACCTCCCTTCTATACTTTTAATGTGAGTTTATAATTGGAGAATTATTATGGCATTGTCTTGGAAAGATATGACCGAAGAACAAAAGCAACATAAACGAGAATGGACAAACCAATACGAGAAAAGTAAAAAAGGTTTTCTTATGAGATTATATAGAAATATGAAGTCTCGTGTTACTGGTGTTCAGAAACTAAAGCAACACCTATATAAAGACAAAGAACTACTCCCAAAAGATGAGTTTTATAAATGGGCTAGTAATGATTCAGAGTTTCATAGGTTATTCTCTGACTATGAGGAATCTAAATATGAGCGTAAGTTAGCTCCATCAGTTGATAGAATTGATTCATCTAAGGGGTATACATTAGATAACATGGAGTTTGTAACTATGTCGGAGAACTCAAGAAGAGGATCTGTGAATAATTGGAAAGCAAAAAAGGGGGAAGCATGAAATACGAAGACTTTGTTTATAGGTTAGGCATCCTAATTGCAATTCTGTTCTTAAGTATTACGTTAGGATTAATAAAGTGGATGATCGACCACGGCTAGCGGGAATATAACCCGACAAATATATAAGGACTCTCATTAAGTTGGGAGTCCTTTTTTTATATAAAATGTACTACATAAAGTCTAAAGTAAGACAAAACATACTCACATGTTTCTAAGTGAGTACATCTTGTCCTTAATACCCCACATAAGGTGTGTTATGTAGTGAATTGTTCCATAATACACCATAAAAGCGGTATTATATGTATCGTTATGTAACCTCTTTACTCTTCCTAGTGTCGTAGTTCACAATAAACCAAACCACACTAAAACCAACTAAGGAAAGAAATATACTTCCGATGTGGTTGTTAATGAAAGTCCACAAGATATTAATTGCAATCCCCGATAAGAATATCACACCACCGAAAATGGTATCAGAAACATTCTTGGTAAACAGCCAACTAATGATAAATATTGCAGTACCAATCAAAACAGGAATCCAAGGTACAACTTTGCGAAAGAAAGAAGTATCCTTTAAGTCTGCTATCTCTTCCAAAAGCGACCTTTCCCTTTCTTTAACTTTATCTCCCTCGGATCGAATTTCCTTAGTATGATTCTTGATAGTAGGCAGAGAGCTAGTATCCCCCATCTTAATACTACTATCCACAATAGAATCAATAGAAGCTGTGTGAGAGTCAATAATCCCCACACTATCTGAGATTGTTGCAACTTGCCTAACACTAGAACAACTAGATAGTAATAATATTGTACTTATCGCCAATAATAACTTCACTGACATAAGCTTTAGGTGTGTAATCTTCATAACCTTCAACTACCCTTGCTAAAATAGCTTTTTGTGTTTCTGTTTGTTGTTCTTCATCTTCGGGGATATTAGCAACGTAATCGGCAATAGTCTCGTCTGAGAAGGTGAACATGTCAATATGGATAATGCTATACACACCATCACCTTCATCTGCTACCCCTTGCCAAGCTAACACACCACCTATTTTAGATTCATTAGAAAAATATTTATCTAAGAACTCATCCCAAATCTGACCATAAGTAATTGCTGAGAATGGAGCACCATAAACAAATATTTCTTGTTCTAGTGCAGTCATCTCTTCGATTGTGCCTGTAACTTTGTATTTCATTTATCTCTCCTGTATTCTAAAGAAACTTCCTACTTCACCTGTAATGTCGCCATTGCCACTATTATTTCTAACTTGCAACTGGATGTAATCGTTTTGATCCATTATAAGACCATTAATCACTGTAAATATAGCCACATCTCGGCCTCCTTGAAGGTTATTTACTTGCCTAGTTTGTACTGTATAATCTAAAGGTGCGAGTGATCCGAGTGAGTCATCCCATTTTACAAATCTTATAGATAAATCATTGTTTTGCGTAGACTCCAGTGTTAGAGAGGATGTGACTTCAAATTCCCTTGGGTTAACACCTAAGTGAGTTAATTTTCCGTCAGCCGAAGCTGTGAAGTGCTCTAAGCCATTACCAGTGAAAACTCCCTCTAAGGTATACCATGTAGAACCCGCACCAATTACTGTCAGTTCTTCACTAGTGACAGACGTAGTAGCACCCACGAATGTATTAGGTAATCCGTTGTTCCCCTTCCAATAACAAGGCAAATCTTTTTTATCTATGTTGGGGGTAATATTTGAATCATTAGCTTTATAAACACCATCTCTAGTAATCTCACAGCCTTTTAGTTGTAACGTGCTAGGATTTGGGAACTCTACTGACGAAAAATCAAGTAAAGGTGCAAGTGCTGGAAGGTCGCAGTTGATATCTGTCAAGAATCGGGAGTTCATTTGGAACAAAGTCCCACTCTTAAATAATGGCTCTGTCATCGTTCCCGCTAAACTTCTCACAATACTTGTAGTAATTCGGAAACCACCTCTCCAAAGTCCATGAAGCGTCAAAGATGGTGAACCACCAAAGCGACCTGTACCACTTTCTAAACCTTGTCGATAATCATATAAATCACCCAATGAAGTGCAATCATTATAATTCACTCTAGTAAGTTCATGTGCATTGAATCCAGTAGCGTCATACAATTCGTAAACTTTGGAGTTTGCTCCGCTTGTGGTGATTTTGATATCTGTCATTAATACATTACCACTACCAATGGCGATAGACTCAGATACAAACATTGTATAATTGTCTGCGCTAGATGTTAAACCGCTTGCATCAAATGAGTCACCAATAATTGTGATCCCTGTGGGTGGTACTGTGATTGATGTGCTACCCATGTCAATGATTCCATCCAACTTATAAACCTTGGAGCTGTCTATTGTCCCAAAGTGTGAAGCATCGGAAACAATAACCACCGAAGACATTTTTCTGTAAGTTGTATCACTATTTAAAACTATAATTTCGTTTGCCATTTTTAAGCCTCCTTAGCTTGGTAATAATGGTGGTAAAAGTATTTCGCCTGTCTCGCTTCTGAGATACGAATAATAAGCCAGTTCATTCACTGTCAGCGCTCTGTCGAAAGGGATAATCTGTTTTGTGTCCATATCGGCTGATGTTGCACTCTTACCAACTGTACCAAAGTCAAATGTTCTTCCTGTAACGTCAACTGTTTCCTTCAAGACTCCATTTACATAGTAAAGTAAGTCATCACCACTACGAACAA